AAATTCGTTACGCTTGCCCTGCGTTTCAGGGAGTTCGCCGTGCTCGATGAAGTCGGGGTCTTGTTTCTTACAGTAGTCGGAGGCTTGCTTGGGCGAACCACGGGAGACTTCGAGGTGGGCTCTTCCAAATCCGGGGAGTGCTTTGACATTGTTAAGACGTAGTTTTGTTTTTAGTATTACAAACCCTTGTAGATGAGGAGTGTTATTGTCACCAGATTCTCGACCAATACACAGATAATCAAAACTACCAACAGCGTCAACGATTGCCTGGAGTTCAGCAGCGGTGTAGTTGTTGATTGTAAAGCACCAGCGTTTTGCTGCATTTTGGGTGGGCATGGCAGAAATGTGTGCCAGTGCCAGAAGTGAGCTGGGTAATACTAACCAGCTCACGAGTCGTGGAACAGATTTTAGGAACAACTAGGAACACATTTTGGTTCATAATGCGATATTTTCGCCGAAGACGTAGATTAGTTACACCAGGTACGTTTCGTGAAGCATTCATAAGAGGTGCTGAGAACGCGAACCCCACAGGAGTCGTTGAATTAGCCCGAGAAGAAGTCGGTACCATAGCAAGAGAATACAAAGAGTTGAACTTGATAACTCCACAAGACACTGCACCAAGGACACATCATAATATTGATTCTTATCGTGTCAAAAAATATCATCCTAGACAGATTGCATTTGACCCTAGTATTCAACGTCGACCAAAGAAGATGCCAAGAGTTTATAAAGGAACCGCAAGAGCCTCGAAATACCGGGCGAACCTCGGAGAAAAGAAGCGACATATCGTAAGAAAGCACTTAGTTAAGATATCTCAAACGCTAGAAGAAGACAAGACTATGGGTGTCGTACGATCCATTTATGTCCCGTACAATGCCAACGAAAAGGTCATCAATTGTAGAAACGATAACTTAATTAACGTGTCCGGTGTTAGAATTCGGAGAACGTTTTGGTTTCACGACGTCGACGAGTCATTGAAAAAAATGGCAATTAGAGTCCGATGGGCGCTGATAAATCCTAAAACGAACGACGGAGCTGCGACATTCGACATTTCGCAATTCTTCAGAGCAAGAAACCCGGTTGATTCGCCATATGTACCATTTACTACGGGGAATGGTGACGCGTACGATTACCAATCTTCCAAGATCAACTCGGAAGAATTCGGAGTACTTAAGGAGGGGTCTTTTGAACTACGAACAGATCCGGCGGGAATGAGATATGACCGAAGCGCAATTAAGTTACTTGACGTATGGGTTCCGATCAAGAGGCAATTGGAATTCACAGATAACACGACTGAATGGCCAGAAGAGAACATATACTTTGTGTACTGGTATACGGCACTTAACGACGCTGGAACAGATAAGGGGTTTACGGGACTGGGAGCGGCATTGGCATCGTATGGTGAAAACATCACATATTTTACTAACTCGCGATTATTCAACTAGATGCCATACATGGGAGCAAGACGTACAATGAGGAGAAATCCTTACAGCAAGGCAGCTAAGGTCAGACGTTGGGATAAACTCTTCTACCAATCCAAGCGCAATGGCTATAGCGTTGCGATGTCTGCTCGTTATGCTACAAGAAAGATGGGTGGGTTCTTCCCGGGAAGACTGCCCAGATGAGACCCGACGCCGGGGGCGGCCCCCGCCCGGGGGGCTCTTATCGATTGCATGTTCGTTTTCATGGGCAGGAGCGTTCGATGCCCGGCCAAAATCGGGCCCGTGAGACCGATTTTGTCCTCGTTATAATTAACTAGTTCGATAGCTAAATATTTCTAATATGAGTTATCTGATACCTATCACGAGTCATTTTTGTTCTATCAGGTTCCTCGTTACAAAACACGACTACATGTGGGACTCGTTTTAGGATTTTGGTACTTGAATTGTATTTGGGGGAGAAAATGATTCGATTTTTGAGCTGCTCCAAGATAGAGTACTGAAAAAACTGCATTCCTCCTCTAGGGATGTCAAAGACAAAGAGAGACTTGGTTGGATCAATTGCATGCGCCAGGTCATCCCTTTTACCAACAGAAAGTAGTTGAACCATATCAGGGAACTCAGTAAACCAGTAACGGGTAAGCCAGGATTTTCCGCAATTACCTTGGTCGTCATGTACAAAGATTATTTTTCGATCGTCTGGAGGGACGTTGACGAGATCGTGGACTGACTGCTGCCATCCTCGTAATTCTCCGGATACGAGTTTGGGAGTTGGGCAGAGTTTATCCATAAAGTCGATACAGGACTGTCGGTATCGGCCCCACAAAGAGGGGAATTCATTGAGGACATCGACGTCGTCGGGGCGGGCTTCAAGTCCTTTAAGCCAGTCTTTAAGCCTCTCAAATTCGTTACGCTTGCCCTGCGTTTCAGGGAGTTCGCCGTGCTCGATGAAGTCGGGGTCTTGTTTCTTACAGTAGTCGGAGGCTTGCTTGGGCGAACC